GGTTTCAGCCTTCGCTAACAAGGAAGACGTGTATATAAAAATGGCGGCTGTCATATATAACATACCCGAAGAGCAAGTAACTAAAGAACAACGGTTTGTAGGTAAGACTACTATTCTAGGTTGTGGGTACGGTATGGGGGCAGAACGATTCGTAGAACAGCTAAAGACGTTTGGAGTAGACATGCCACTGCTAGAAGGTCGTCGGGTTGTAAAGATATATCGCGAGGCCAACGCTAATATAGATAAGCTATGGAGAACATGTCAGGCAATGCTAGTTGATATGTCCCATGGTAACTACGGTACGTTTGGCCCAAGAGGTATAGTTAAGTATGGGTCGGATAATGGTAACGCATGGACAATACTACCCTCTGGACTCAACATGCGTTATGACGATCTATCGTGGACACAAGGCACTAAAGGTATTGAGTTTGATTATAAGACTAGGAATGGCCGAACCAGAATATACGGTGGTAAGGTGGTAGAAAACATATGCCAAGCATACGCAAGATGTATAATTGGGGATCAGTTGATAGATATAACCAAGAAGTATCGAGCAGTGCTTACAGTACACGATTCCGTAATATGTTGCGTACCGATAGATGAAGCTAAAGAAGCACAGGCATACATAGAAGCGTGTATGCGTAAGACCCCTGAGTGGGCAGAAGGGCTACCACTAGACTGCGAGTCTGGTATGGCTAAAGCCTACGGAGATTGTGAATGAGTAATGTTATAGATATGAACAAGTACAAGAGTGTTAAGGATGTCGATACCGAGGGGGATTACCTACAGATAACTATTGGTGAGTCCACTGGTAGGGACGTTATTATTCTAGTAGAGCAAGTGGAGGTCGTAGGTACTACTACTCATACAGGTAAATTGGTTCTTGATGTAAACATGTTACACAGGCTTATAGAAGAATTAATCTCAGCAGCGGATATAATTAACGAGGGTGACTTTACATGAGTATAAAACCTTGGTCGTTCTCTAAGATCAAATCATTTGAGCAGTGCCCCAAGAAGTTTCACCACCTCAAGGTGGTCAAGGATTATAAAGAACCTGAGACAGAAGCAATGTACTACGGTACAGCGTTTCACTTAGCGGCAGAAGAATACGTTAAGGATGGTACGCCCCTACCTAACAAGTTTATGTACGGTAAGGCAGTACTAGACTCTCTTATAGATAAGAAGGGAGAGAAGATATGTGAGTTGAAGATGGGACTCACAGAAAACCTAGAACCCTGCGACTTTTTTGCCAGTGATGTATGGTGGAGAGGCATAGCAGATTTGGTTATTCTTGATAGGGAATCTAAGGTAGCATGGGTTATAGACTACAAGACAAGCAAGAACACTAGGTATGCAGATAGGGGTCAGTTGGAGCTTATGGCTCTAGCAGTATTTAAGTACTACCCCGACATAGAAACGGTACGTGGTGGATTAGTGTTTGTAGTGTGTAACGAGTTAGTGAAAGAACAGTATGACTATACAGTAGCACCGAGCCTATGGGCTAAGTGGCTTGCCGATTACAATCGTATGGAGCAAGCCTACATAAAAGATGTGTGGAATGCTAACCAAAGTGGACTATGCAAACGTCACTGCGTAGTAACAGAATGTGTTTACAATGGGAGAAACTAATGCCATATAAAAATAAAGCAGACCGAAAGAAACAAAAGAACCCACCAGTGGGTAGTCCTGCACATAAAGCACGTATGGAAAGACAACGCGCTAGACGAGCTATGGACAGAAACAGCGTAGATGCTAATAATGATGGTAGGGCTGACAAGCGAGAAGGTAAAGATGTTAGCCATAACAAAGCATTGAGTAAGGGTGGTAGTAATAAGGATGGTGTGCGTGTGGAGAGTAAATCTGCTAACCGTAGTAGGAACTATAAAAAGAAAAAATGATGGTATGTATGAGACGTTGCCTAGATGCGTCATAAAAGAAAATACGTTGCCCTCCGAGGCGATTCCCCCTGACGTATAAAATTTAGGAAGTCCAAAGTATATAACAAGGCAGACTTGGCCCTATCTGTGGACGAAGCAGGGCTTATTTTTAAAAACGCTAATGCGCTAATCAGTTATTCAGTTATTCAAGTTATTCAGTTATTCAAGTTATTCAGGTTATTCAGGTTATTCAGGTTATTTAATTTTGGGTGTAGAACGTACCTATGGGGACTACCAACCTAACAAGTTAACAGGACAATAAAAACATGCAGATAGTAGACAACAGGGCGTTGTTGTTACGCCTTCGCAACCCTAGTCAAGTGACTACGGTAATACCAAAGAGTAAAGAGTTAGCAGATAACCAAGTGTTAGTTAACTGGGGTATAGAAGAGGCTCATGTACTCCGTAACTTAAATATAAAGGTACCTTCTCCTATAGAAGGTAAGTATGAATGGACTGGGCAGTACGCACCATTCGACCACCAGAAAACTACCTCTGCCTTTTTAACACTTAACCGTAAGTCGTTTTGCTTTAATGAGCAAGGTACAGGTAAGACAGCATCCGCTATATGGGCATCTGATTACCTACTAAACATTGGTAGTATCAACCGCGTGCTAGTCATATGCCCACTATCTATTATGGATTCCGCATGGCGTGATGATTTGTTTAAGTTCGCTATGCACAGGACAGTTGATGTAGCCTACGGTGCGGCAGAGAAACGTAAGAAAATTATTAACAACGGTGCTGACTACGTAGTAATAAATTACGATGGGCTAGCTATCGTCGAAGACACAATCGCTAATGGAGGCTTTGATCTAATAATCATAGATGAAGCTACTCATTATAAGAATCCTCAGACTGCTAGATGGAAGACTCTAAACAGGTTAATCAAACCTAACACTTGGTTATGGATGATGACAGGTACCCCTGCGGCACAAAGCCCTTTGGATGCGTACGGTTTAGCCAAGTTAATAAACCCCAATAGCGTACCTAAGTTCTTTGGTTCTTTCCGCGACCAAGTAATGCGTAAGGTAACTAACTTTAAATGGGTGGCTCAAGAGACAGCTACAGAGACAGTGTATAACGCGTTACAACCTGCTATCCGATTTACTAAAGAAGAGTGCCTTGATTTACCACCAATGATATATGTTAAGAGAGAGGTTGAGTTAACACGTCAACAGAAGAAGTATTACAAAGAGTTAAAAGACAGGATGGTAATGCAGGCATCAGGTGAGCAGATAACCGCTGTCAATGCGGCAGTGAGCATGAACAAACTGCTACAAATATCCGCAGGGGCAGTCTACACAGACGATGGAGGAGCACTAGAGTTTGATATAAGACACCGCTATAAAGTGTTAAGAGAAGTCATAGATGAGTCTAGTAAGAAAGTATTAGTGTTTGTTCCCTTTAAGCATGTAATAGACATACTTACTAATAAGCTACGAGAGGATAATATACCTACGGAAATAATACGTGGGGATGTAAGCGCCCCTAACCGAACTAGGATATTTAAACAATTCCAAGAGCAAGATGATCCAAGGGTACTAGTTATTCAACCTCAGTCTGCGGCTCACGGTGTTACGTTAACAGCGGCAAACACTGTAGTATGGTGGGGGCCGACAAGCTCACTAGAAACTTATCTACAAGCTAACGCTCGTGTGCATAGGTCAGGACAAGATCATAAATGTACAGTTGTTCAGCTACAAGGATCTAGCGTAGAGAAACGTGTTTACACACTGTTAGATAGTAGAATAGACGTACACACAAAAATGATTGACCTTTACAAAGAAATACTTGACTAGCGTACAAATAGTCACTAAAGTGTACATCTCGTCAACGATTGGAGGAAGTATGAGTAGCAATGTAACCCCTGAGAAACTGACCGAGACTTACTTGAAGATAAAGGTAAAGAGAGCTGAACTGTCAGCAGAGTTCAAAGATAAGGACTCTAAGCTTGCGAATAGTCTTGAGACAATAAAAGGCGCACTGCTCAAATACTGCGAGGATCAAGGTGTAGAGAGTGTTAAGACATCAGCAGGTTTATTTTACAGATCAGTTAAGACTAGGTATTGGACTAGCGATTGGGAGTCTATGTACAAATTTGTTATGGAGAACGAGGTACCAGAGTTCTTTGATAAACGTCTTAACCAAGGTAATGTTCGGCAGTTTTTAGAAGACAACCCCGACCTTGTACCTAAAGGTCTTAACGTAGATTCAGAATACGCAGTTGCGGTAAGGAAAAAATAATGAAAAAGAAAGAAACGTTTGTACCTATAGAGGAGATAGCCGACCACTTTGCGGTATCGGTATCAACTATACGTGCGTGGGTACGCAGAAAAAACATAACCCCTGATTCTTATATCAAAGTAGGCAGTACTTACAGGTTTAGGATTTCAGACGTGACTGACTCGTTACTGGCTAATGGATCTAAGGCTGATCCTACAGAGGACGGGTTGAAAACTAGCAAGACTTCTCATCTAGGCGTACAAAAACAAGCCGAGGAGATGGTAGCAAGTCACATGGAGAGAAAGGAATCCTTAGTAACTGCCAAAGAAATGGAAGCGTTATTCGACGAGGATATCTAGTGTGCGTCGAATTAGTTTGTACGGTAGTAAGTTTTCTATTGTGGTTGGGAAAGAAACAGCTATTATAGAAGAAGACTTTAAGGACATCATAATTGTTAATGCGGCACCTGTATCACGATCATATTTTGAGAATGCTTACGACCCTAACAGGTCAGTGGCACCAACGTGTTGGTCAGCAGATACGCAAAGACCTTCTATAGATGTACTTGAAGAGAACAAGCAAGCCGCCCGTTGTATGGATTGCCCACAGAATATACGTGGGTCAGGGAGTAACCGTGGACGTGCTTGTAGGTTTGCCCAACGCCTAGCTGTTGTGTTTGATGGACAACTAGACGAGGTATACCAACTACAGTTACCTGCTACATCTATATACGGTAGGGGTAACAGTGGACACATGCCGATGCAAGGATATGTTAAGTTTTTGTCTAGCAGAGGTTCTGTAGCAACTCGCATTGTTACGCGAGTATATTTTGATGAACAAAGTCCGATCCCTAAACTTTATTTTAAACCAATACGTTCGTTGAATGAAGGCGAGGCAACCAAGGTTTCAGAGTTAAAGAACAACCCCGACACGTTAAAGGCTATAAGTCTAGACGTGCCTGCGGAACCTAAGTCTCCTTTCTCAGCAGTAGAAGGTTTTGAATTAAACGCAACCAGTAAAGGAAATTAGTATGAGTTATATTATTGAAAACGTAGAAATACTTTATCCACGTATTAACCAACCTTATAGATACGATGCTTCAGCAGGTGAAAACGGTAAGAGTGTACCCTGTGACGCGTTTGAGGACGGTGCTAAGTACGAGACAAAGTTTAGCATGGATAAAGACAAAGCCAAGTCTTTGTATGGACAGATGGATGAGGCTTACCAAAAAGCAAGGGAGAAAAATTGGCCTGATAAGATTGCATTTCCCTTCGACAAGCAGGAAGACGGTTCGTTTACAGGTAAGGCTGTACTTAAAGCGGCATATGGTAAGGAAGCTACTAATCCCCCAAAGCAGTTTGACGCTAAGAGTAAGGAGTTACCAGAGGACTTTCAACTTACTACGGGCAGTACGGCTAATGTTGCTGTTACCTTCTATCCGTATAATATGATAAGTGGAGCAGGTGTATCCATGCGCTTACGTGCTGTACAGGTAATTAAGTACTTACCTATGGAAGCGTCATCTCCGTTCGGTGTAGTAGCAGATGGGTTTGAGTTAGATAGTGACAACCCCTTTGAAACTGTCTCCCCTGCAAATGTTGCTTCAGCCAAAGTTAACGAAGCTCAAACTCCTGTAGTATCTGATGACTTGTTTGGAGACGATACCGCAGAAGAAGCTCCGGTGGAACAACCTAAGAAAACCGCTAAGAAGAAGTCCGTGGCACCAAAAGAAGAAGACAAAGACTTAGCATCCATTGTTGATAATTGGGACGGTTAAAACCTCTCTACTTAAATAACCTGTAGCTAGGATACTTTTCCGAAAAGGGTGCATATGCACCCCTGCTACCCTACCTCTCGGATGCGGATATGAATACTAAATCATTTTTGCAAAGGGCTTTAGCCGACAGCGGTTCCTATTGTATTTGGGCGCATAATAAGAAGACTGATCGTATACACCAGAAGTTTTACTCTACTACGGATCAGTTGATAGACAAAGCGCACGAACTAAATGCAGACGGATACGATTGTTACTTTGCTCTTGCAACCTTTAAAGAACCTACCTCACGGAAGGTTACGAACGTACATAAGCTACAGTCGTTCTTTTTTGACATAGACTGTGGTGATGATAAGGACAAGGAAGATAAGGGATACCTTACACAAGAAGCCGCGATAATAGCTTTACATAGTTTTTGTAAGACACTTAACCTACCTACTCCTTTACTTGTTAACTCTGGACGAGGTGTACACGTACACTGGCACTTGTCTGAACCTGTTATATATGATGATTGGTTTCCAATAGCTTCACGTTTGAAGTCTTTAACTAAGACACATGGTTTGATCTGTGACCACTCAGTTACCTCTGATGCGGCTAGGATATTACGTATACCTTCTACGCATAACCATAAGACTACTCCCCCTACAGAGGTTTCTTACTTCGGTAACACTGACCAAAAGCTAGTTAACTTTGACGCATTCTCCGAACTGCTAGGACATGACACGATACCAGTCCCCGAACGTATGGTGGAAGAGTTTAGTGCGGTAGTGCAGGGGTTATATGGTAACAAAGAAAATTACTTTGCAGACATTATAGCTAAGAATGGTAAGGGAGAAGGCTGTGCTCAGATAGCACATGTACTGGAAAGCCCCAACGAGATTAGTGAACCCCTATGGTTTGATGCTGTATCTATTATCAAACACTGCGTGGATGGTGGTAGAGAAGGCGCACATAAAATATCACGAGGCTACGAGGGTTACGATGCTACAGAAACAGATAGTAAGTATGACACTACAAAACATGTTCACAGGTGCGAGACATTTAACGACAACAGGCCAGACGTATGCACAGACTGCAAGCATTGGGGCAAGATTGGTTCTCCTATAGTACTAGGGCAACGGATAAAAGAA